AGATGGAACCCTAAACTCGTGAAGAAGTTTTTCATTCCGCTTAACCTGTTCGTGAAATTCGTCTCTATCTTTTACATGATTAACGGACGTAACGTAGTGGTCTATACGCTTGTAGTCATCTAGTCTGGTGTCGATAAATCCTGTGGGTACTATATAGTTTTCTAGTTGTACGGCTATCGCGTTCCATTTATCACCAAGGCTAGTTAGATGCTCTTTAATACTTTTTCCTGTAGGGCTAACTAAGAACTCGTCTGCGTCAAAAATAAAGTTCCAGTCAGGATTCTCCTTATTACTAATTTCAAGAAGAATGTTAGTTAAGGCTTCCTGGTCAAATAAGTTATCTTCGTATCTAAATACTTCAATTTGATCCGGCCAAACCTTTTGCAGTTCAGCAAGACCATTTTTAGTGTCATCGGTGCTCGAGTGATCAATAACAAAAACTTTATCAACGTGATAGAAAAGTGCATGTGAAATAGAGAGGCCTAGCAAAGGCCACTCATTTCTTGCAATAACTACACCGTGAATTTTCATTTCTTCTTGATAGCCTTAATCATCGCGTTTGCGTACCACTGCTCAAAAGGGTGAAGACCGTACAAAAGCATCTGCTCTTCATGATGTATGGCAGCGGTTAACGCGTCCATGGCGAAATCTGAAACTTCTTCCCAGCTATTACCTACCATAGCGGGGATCGGTTCGTATGGTTCATACGTATGCTTTAGATTTTCAGCGGAGTCATAGTGTTGCTCGTAGATGTGCAAGGACCCAACGTGATGGTGGTACGTTCCTGGTTCGATTCCTAAGATAGACGCTATAGCAAGTTGAACACGTGTAAACTGGAAGAAGTCATACGCCGCTCCTAGCCATACGTCATTTGAGCGCATGTATACACTCATATTAAGTTTGTTGTTGCGAATTCTAAATTGATGCAGGATAGTGCACGGGTAGTCTCGCTTATTTGCAAGGAGATCTAGCTCCGGATTCCAAATAGTAACTACAGCCTGTCGTGTATCTGGGTCTGCCTTAAGTCTTTCAACTACAGGAGCATACTGCGACTGCGTGCGAACTCCGTATGCCCCGTGAAATAACCCGTTGTCCTCGGTGTAGTTAGCAAACTGCGGGCCGATAGCAATAACAAGTTTAGGCGTACTTGCACCTGCGATAAGCTGGCAAGCCTCAACCGCACCGATACCTGGAACAGTCCCACGTCCTACGCCCAACGGTAAGGTGTTGTAGACATCGTCAATACGAATAATCGCGTCCTCGATCTCACGTGTCTTCATACCGCGAGGAGCGACCTCCTTGCCGTGCTTAAGAACATGCTGAACGAGATCAACGTATCCGTTAACTCCGTCAGGAATATTTATTATCGCAGTATCCATTTGTCTCCCCGGTCCTTTGTAGTTGCTAGTCTTGTTATTGCCTTGCCGTACTCTTCTTTTTGTGAGTTAAAAAATCGTCTAACATGCTGCGGGTGCGAGGTTACGGTGTATAGGTAATCAGGAATATTTGCATGACGTATTCCACGTTCTGCAAGACGCCCTAGAGCTAAAACCGGTGGACGGCGTAACGTACACCATAGATCCTCAAAACGCTCTGAAGACATATCGTTTACATTAACGATACCCATAGTCTTCCACTTATCTGACTCGAGAGCCGTAAGCAAGTACTCACCTGAGTTCCCATCGACAGGCATGAAAGGTAGAATAGTTTCCTCACCATATTTCTTAGTGATATTTCTTGTATCTCCTACAAGTAAAACACGTGGGAAGCGCGGACCGATATACTCCGGGAACCTAGCAAGTTCCTGCGTGTCATCTTGTATGGAATCAGCTCTGTTAATAATATGCGTAGCAAGGTGACCTATAGAGTCTAATGAATCAGCCGAAGGAGTTAGGCGTCCTGCCAGTCCTGCCGACATTGCGGCGGCAACCTCGTATAAACCTAAGATTTGTTCTAGCTCGTTTGCTTTTATGTAATCGTCACCGCGAGCATTTAGACGACGAGTAATAACATCAAGAGGTTGATACAACCAAAATTGAGCAACACCACGCGATTGAAGGAAGAGCTCTGTCCAACGCCAACCAGCTTTACCGAGGAGACCGTATCCGTCGCCTGTACCCGTCTCAGGGCGTTTTACCGCGGCGTAAGTTACCTCGCCCCAGTGCCAACGGTCTGCAACAGCTATGCGTTTTGACCAGTCAATATTTTCAATAGACGTGACGTAATCCTGCAGGACCCAACGGCGAGTCATCTCATCAGGCTTAGACTTATGGTAAAACTCGATTTCTTTTTTAGGAAACTTTTCAGCAAGTTGTTTTTGAACTTCAGACACGAGGGTAGACTTGCCTGAGGCGTCTGTACCTTCGATTACTATAAACATTCGCTGCGTCCTTTGTCTCTAAGAAAATTATAACACTAAAGCTTGATTTACGGAATAAGCTCTATCCTGTAGATTGACTCGATTCCTTTATCAATATCCGCGGCAACCTGGAGTAGACGCTCGGCTACCTTAGTTAAATACCTTGCGCCACCTTGGTCGTATTTATACAACGCCTCAAGGACCGCATTAGGGTCATCGCTTACCTGCGCCCAATAGCGATGCTTCTCAGGGAAAATCATCACCGCAGAGCGAGATGGTAGGCACTCTTCACAAGGGAGAGCTCTATCATCTAGTTCATCTGCACTTACTTCATTGAGGCCATAACGCTTAACAAGAGGACAGGCTGCGCCGTGAAAGACGATAGATACACCTATGCGGGAAAGAACGTAGGAGCCATTGTCTGTCTTATAGAGTGCAAACTCGATCCAACGGGTAGAGTCACGACGCCAGGAAGATGATTCACTTAGGAGACGTCCATTGAACTGTAGAGTTCTAGCGTTATCCTTAACTTCAAACACTATATCTCTCCCTGTGTCGGTATGTCGCTAGGCAACATATTATCAAACTTATATGAAAAAATCATGATATTTGCACTTTATTGTTAAGATTCACAAAACTTACTTATTACTTTTATCTTTATTGCTAGCTGAAACTGCCAACAAGGTTGCTTGCAGTACTGCGTTTTCTTGTGCCAATGCCCCGATGCGCTCACGCATGGCTGCCAACACGAGATTGATGTCCAGCTCTTTTTCCATTATGCCCCCTTAATTGCATTGATTTCTTTGTACAGATCTTGTATCAACGCTAACATACCTGGAATTAAGAAACGCTCGTTCCAGTTTTCGACTTCGCCGTTAACGCTGTCGGCGGCGCCGGGATAAAATTGCGCAACTTCTTCCGCAATAAAGCCAGGCACTAAAACGCCTGCTCGTGCATCTGTCGGGTCTAGGTAATCTGCCTTAAACTTAAAAGCTCGAACTGGTAGGTCTAGCAATTTGCTTGGATTAAGTTCAGCAACATTGGCAAGGTCTGTGATTTGTTCCTTGAAGCGAATACTTGAAGCCGTACTGCGCCGTAAGCGACCATCACCAACATCAATTCGTGCATTTGCAGCAAATGTTGTTGTGCTTGAATCTTGGATGTAGGTAGAACCGCTTGATGTAAACGATGTGGCTGTAAACGATGTAGAGAAGATTCCAGATGTGCTTACCGATAACGAATTGTTAACATCTGGTTGCAAAAGAATTGATGTTGAGCCAATGGCAATTGCGGGAAATGCTGAGAAACCAGCACCGGGAGAAGCGCCATAATTGAAAACCATTCCGTTGCTTGAATAGGGAAGAATCCAACCAACTGCGGTTCCAGAGGCGTTTGTGAATTTCAGCGCGTTGTTTGAACCGTCAAGTGAAACAGTAGCCCCACTCGCTGCGGTTCGCACGGTGCCACCGGTAATAGTTGAACTAGTGATCGTGCCAGTAAATGTCGCGCTACCGCTGGCATTTAAAGACACAACAGGAGTTCCAGAGCTATAGACAAACAGCCCGCTTGATGTCATCTCTACACGAGAAGACGAGGCAGAAGTTCTTACCGTAGCTCCTGTGATAGTCTTACCGTCAATTGCATCTGCTGAGATCTTTGTTCCTGTAATTGCTCCCGCGTTGATCTTATCTGTCTCGATAGCATTTGCTTGAATCTTACCCGCGCTAATTGCGTTAGCTGCAATTGTGTTTGCGGTTATCGCATCAGCACCAATCTTACCCGCAATAATTGCGCCTGCGGCAATTTGATTAGCGCCAATTGCATCGGCTGCAACCTTACCTGCAACGATCGCATTAGCTGCAATTTCAGTAGAGCTAATAGTTCCTGCAACTATTTTAGCTGCTGTAATAGCGTTAGCTGCAATTGTGTTTGCGGTTATCGCATCAGCAGCTATCTTACCTGCAATAATTGCGCCTGCGGCAATCTTACTAGCTTCAATAGCGTTAGCTGCAATCGTAGTTGCCGTTACCGCTCCTGCGTCAATTTTGCCTGCCGTGATTGCATTGGCTGCAATCGTTGTAGCGGTAACAGCGCCTGTATCGATCTTGCCTGCCGTGATAGCACCTGCTGTTATAGTTGCAGCGGTTACCGCGTTTGCAGCGATAGAACCAAGTCCAACTGCGTTTGCAGCAATCTTGCCAGCTTCAACAGCGTTAGCGCCAATCTTTGCAGCGGAGATAGCTGCATCACTAATTTTTGCCTGGGTAACCGCGTTAGGACCTAGTTGAGACGAGGTAACTGCGTTAACTTGAATCATTGCCGAGGATACTGCGTTAGCTGCAATTTTAAGCTCTGTTACCGCATTGGCAAGAATCTTGTCTGCGTTGACAGCGCCGTTAGCGAGCTTAAACACATCAATAGACCCGTCGGCAATAGCCGAGGCGGATACTACCTGCCCTGCAAAAGGCCAGGTACTAAGCGTATTAGCAATAAGGTCTGTGTCTACGAGTCTATTTACAGAGACTGACGCCTGCGTAGAGGCTGTTGTTACTCCGCCAGCTAAGTTTACCGCTATAAACTTATAATAATAAGTTGTACCGTACGTTAGATCTGCGTCTACGTACAGCTCTGGAGCAGCAAAAAGTTTTCCAATAGCTGTTGAAGTGCTAGGTGTAAATCCGCTTGTTAGAGATCTATGAATCTCAATATACGAGAAGGTGTCACCCATAGCGTTGCCAAGATAGTCAAGACCGTCCCAACGAACAGTAACAGTTCCTAGACGAGAAGTTAGTTGAGGAGCGCTAGGGCGATTTACAACTACAACAGAGATAGGAGTTGTTAAAAATATTTCGGCAGAATAATCAGATCTATTGTCTGATTTATCGTACGCCTTAACTGCGTAGCGAAGCGCTACACCTTGCTTTAATCCTTCGTGTGTGTACGTAAGATCTGTTACAGAGATTAAAAACTTCCAGTCGTCTGTTACCAACGTGCGGTAAAAGATATCATACCCAACAAGATCTGTTATAGCGGTGTCGTCAACGTTTTGAGTAGGAGCAACCCAGGTAAGCACAACTCGTGCTCTAGGGTCTCGCACATCATAGTACGCGGTGCCTGCACCGGCTAAACTTGTTGGAATCTTTGGCGCTATATCGTCTGGAATGAATGCGCCTGCTGTATCTATAGTAGCATTTACCTGCTCCCACTTAAGGCCGGTCCACGAGTATAGAGCGCCATCTGTAGGATCAGACCAGGTATCACCAACCTGCACATACTTAATTAGCGTAGGGTATACGCCGCCGTCACCGGCCGTAGCCGCGATGTCTACTTGGTTATTAGCAGTCTTGTACCGGACAGTCGTAGAAGTTTTTGAGGTAATAGTGTAGTTACCGTCAAACTCTTCACCTACGCCGTCTACGTTTATCCTGTCACCGGCAACAAAGGTATGCCCGCTGCCTATAGTAAGAGTTACAACATTACTTGCTATAGCCTTAGTAGTTACAGCGTTCCATGCTACAGTGTTTGCATCTATATTTACTGTACCGGTGCTGTTTCCTTCCCATGGGCGAGTAAAAACAATAGTGTAGTCACTTATAACTTCTGTAACTGTCCAATAGATGTAATTTAGTTTAGAGTAAGCGTTTCGACGGTCTTCACCAGGAGCCGTAAGGTCAAACTGCGAGTTTAATCCACTAACTAATATTTTGTCGCCTACGACCATCTCGTGCGCAATGTCTGTAGTAAGAGTTGCCTTGTCAGGCTTTATAAAACTTTTATATGTCTTATACTCTTTAGCGATAACTCTTTTATAGGCGGCAGGCGGAACTGTTTTAATTGTACCGATTGTTGCCTGGATCGCTTCCGCAGTCTTAGGTACATCATCTGCTAGCTGGTCTACAGTAATACTTGCTACCGCAGGTACTACCTGTCGAGGCGCACGACGACGCTCTACGTCACGCAGGCGTCTGTCAACGTTTGTAAGAGTAGTAGTAAGTTTACGCCTTCTTCTTCTAAGAGCCACGTTTATCAACTCCTGGTTCTGTTACTAAGACTAGTGAAACAGTTTCTGGAAACGCTGGGCTGTCTGGGACCGACACAGAGAACCCGTCAATTTTTCTAACTATAACAGTGTCTCTAGGCTCAAGATCACTTGCTAGACGTAAGTTAACAAACTCGTCGTTAAGCACGATTACGCACCAGTCACCTGGGCTATAGCTTCCAATCTTAGGCTCCATTGAGCCGTTAACCTGTATTTCAATATTAGACTGTGGAGGCCGCGATTCATTTAAGTACGTTTCTGCAAATATAGAAAGAGTCTCTTCATCTCCTACGTCTTTCTGAGTCTCTACCTCTTCTAGTATAGGCCAACCAGCATCTAGTAAATCGTACGCAGTTGCAGCAGAGTACGGCTGGCTTGCCTCTGCTCCTAGATCTCCAATATCACCGATCACCCAGAAACGCGTTGCAGCAGACTCGGCAGACTCCTCCATAGTTGCACTAGAAATACTTCCAGGATACTCGAATATAAGTGCATCTGCGCCAAAGTCTGAAGGTTCTGCTGCCACGCCTGGCTCCAACACAGGGAAACCTGCGGGAGTGATCGGCATAAGAACAAACGTGCGAGAAAAAGAAGATGTTTCAACGTCGTATGCGCAGTCTATACGATACTCAAAACCGTCAACTGTATTAGAATAAGTTTCTAACGCTTCTCCAATATTCTGTAGTTCGTAGCCTCGATACGTTTTATTAGGCACGTTCTTTCCGCTGTACTCTTCTCCTGAAACAGCGATGTCCACGTCAGAGTTATAGGTAAACCCGCCATACGAAGCGTACGTCACTGAAGGGCTTACGGTAGCAGTTGCAGTTCCGACCATCCCTCCTTCTAGTATATTTCCGGTGTATAGGCCATAAGTAAATTGTGTAGCACTAGGCGTTGCAGTTATTGCAAAAGTTCCATCAACGGCCGTGTCTACGCCTTTTATAACAACAATGTCATTTACGTTAAAACCATGCGCAGAGGCAGTAGTGATTGTTACAACGTTGGCTGTTAGACTTCTAAGAAGAACAGTCTTCACGTTAGCAGAAAGTGCAGTTGTGCTTTGAGTAGTTCCAACAGATGCGTACCTAAACGTAGTTGTAGTAGGCGTTGCAGTAACTACGTGCTTGCCATCAAACGATGCTCCTACGTTTGCGATAGTTACAATTTGACCAGGGATAAGTGCGTGTGCAGCCTCGGTTGTCATCGTCGCAACGTTAGATGCACGAGCCGAGCTAACAAGGTTAAAGAAGTACTCCGCGCCAGGCTCGATCTCGTCATTAGGAAAGTCAACGTTTGAAAAGTCAACGTTTAAAGATTGAAGTAGCTGACGAGTATAGTCGTAGGTGTCAGGGCGCACTGTAACGGTTGCAATCCCGTCATCACTTGGGAAAGTACCGTTAAGAGTCGTGACTGGGATAACAATTGAAAACGTAGAGCTAGTTGACCCGCTTAACAGCGTGTAATATCCGCCAAACTTATATCTAATATCTTTTGACGCGCCAGATAAAAATGAAATATAAACATCTTGTCCTGTAGTAAATTCGCTGTAGGTTTGACTGTTCTGTAGTGTAAAGGTTAAGGTCTTGTCTGTGGTGCCGGTCACGGTGTAGTCCGCGCCAAAGTCGTGTGACCATGTCTTCCACGCAACGCGATGGTGAAGGTAACTCTGAAATTCAGATGCATTTACCGTAAGATTTCTCGTGATAACATCGTATGAACGAGTCCAGATAATTCCGCCCCAGACGCACTCGTCACCGCGCATTACGTACAGCGCAGTCTTACCAGGCATAGTGCTGTCATACAGGTTCATTGACTCTGTGCCAGCTGCTCCGCCGGTAGTTGGAATAACCGGGATACTCCCCGAGAACGCTCCTGCGGTTTTAATAGAGCGCTCGTATGAAACACCTTTGAAAGGTATTTCTGCAAGAACGTTATTCGTTAAAATGTCCGTTGTGAAGTAACGGTAGTTGACTGCGGTTAGGTCTGAAACAGCCATGTTATCCTCCGTTTTTCGTATAAGTCGTTGTTATCATTGTATCATTAACCTAGCCAGGCTGACCTGTAATACACATTTATATAAGCGCTAGAGTTATTTGCATTTCCATCGTCTACAAAACTTATGACGTTATTTCCAGGCGCGAGATAGAACCACTCCGCGAGAACATCAACGTAGTTACGCTTCCCTACGGCGTCTCCGTCAACTGCTACTTCGTGCTCCTTAGTGTCGATCTCGACGACAACTCCACTACCAATTGGTTGTACAGTTGTGATTAGCTCGTTTGTAGTTATGTTTTGGATCTCGCCGTTTCCGTTGACAGTTCCAAATATCTCTAGAATTACCGGAGTGTAAGCGTTGCCGGTATTGTTAATAGTCACGGTGCCTGTACCTGGGCTTAGTGCGTTAGTGCAGGTTAAGACAGATACGCGGTACCCTAGCTCGTCATCTTCGTACCACTCGTACTTAAGTGGGTCAGGTGCGCGCAGCCCGATAGAGAACTCAGTGCGTCCACGAGCATTAACAGTTTCTATTGATGGTGCACCATTAAGTCTTACCCAGGAAGCCTTGAGTGGCTGCTCGTTGGTCTTTAACCAACCGCCAAAGTGAACTAGGTCCGCTGCCTTAATTAGCTTATCTCTAGCCGCTTGCACGTATGAAGAGTCAGGAGTAAGGAACACGCCGTTAAGCGTAATTTGACGTGACTGGTAGCGTCCACGTATGTCATACGAGCCATCTCCGTATCCGCGTGGGATATCTGCAATGTCTGGCTCAGGGTGATTCCACCAACCGTCAATACCGGTGCATACCCAAACAACGCCGTCTTCATCAATTGTATTAAGAATAAGTCCGTTCAGGTTAATGTCAGCGTTGAGCTGCATGCCTGTAATTTTTGGCACAGGTACAGGTATAAGCGACTTATCAACTGTCTTATTTTCGTACGCCTGGGTTACATCATCATAGTACTCGTTGATGTAACTCGCGGCCTCAAAAAGAACTGCGTCTACATAGAATACCTTACCGGCAGTTCCGGCTGAAGGCTGAACAACGTATATTAAGGCTGCTGCCGCATTAGACGGAGAGGTGATTACATCGGTAAGTCGCACCCATGGATCACCTACCGTAATTTCAATAGCGTTTGAAGAAGACGTAGAGATAAGTGATCCGCCAGAAACAGCGGTGTACCACGCAACGTTAATTTGAAAGGTGCCAGTTTGAGAGCCAAGAGGCACCTTTACATACGCAGATACTCCGTAGGAAACACTGCCTGTAACTGCTATGCGTGAAGAGGTAACAACGCCAGAATTTGAAGCAGCCTGCTTTGTCACCTCTAAGCACGATGTGCCAAAGAAACCGTCGGTAGTTATTCGAGCGATAGAGCTAGAAGATGAAGTTGACCACCCGGTTGTGTTAGTCTTAAACGAAGGGTTAGTGACTAAGTTATTTTTTGCCATTTATTACACGCCACCCTTACGAATCATGAAGCCAACTTGACGAGATATCGCCGCCGCAAGATCAGCTTCGCTCATCTTTTCAGAAGGATAGACCTTAAACGTTAAATTAGTTCCTGCGCCTTGTTTTCCTGCAAGGAACTTTATGATCGCGCGATCTCGTACAGATAGGCCTTGCGCGTCCAGAGGCTCTACGCGCTCAGGGCGACCAGCCTCGCCGATCGTCGCAAGAGTTCCACCAGGTGTAGGACGTACTATTCCACCCATTGCAAGTTTTATAGTAGGAATATCAGGAGTCTGTAAAGTAAAGCCTCTACCAGCTAATGGACCTAAACTCATTCCAAAAATTTTATCTGGGAGCCTTAAGTCAAGTGAAAAACTGTTCCACCGCGTAATAATATAATTTAATGTAGCTATAAATGCAGATCTAAGTCCGTCCCACATGTTTGATGCTGCAGCCCTTATACGACCAGGGATCCCACGAATATACGCAATAAAAGCATCCCAGCGGCCTTCAAGATTAGCACGCATGGCAGCAAAACGATCGCCAATCCATGACCATATAGCCGCGTTTGCAGCTCTTAGACGACCAGGAATTGCGCGAACGTAGGCAAGAAAATCATCCCAGCGTTTTTGAAGATTTTGCCACATATTAGAGAAGAAGTCAGTGACTGCCGTCCACATTCTGCTAGCAATTTCTCTGATTCTTTCAGGTATTCCTCTTACAAATTCAACTATCGTGTCCCAGTTTCGGACAATGGCAAGTACGGCTAGACCTATAGGTCCAGTCAGTATAGCTAGGATAAGAGGCCAGTTCTCTTTTATCCAATCCCACACCATTTGCGCTCCTGCTTTAATCCTATCCCAGTTTCTAACTACAGCAAGGACGGCTAGACCGAAAGGGCCAGTAAGGATAGCAAGAAGAATAGGCCAGTTTGCCTTTAGCCAATTCCATACCATTTCCGCGCCTGCTTTAATTCTTTCCCACATACGCACGACAAAGTCGCGGAATGTCTTATTTTTATTGTACAGCGTGACAAATATAGCAATCAGCGCAACTATTGCAAGTACAACAAGACCAATTGGATTTGAAACCCACATTGCCTTCATTAAATATACGATAATTCTGCCGTAGAACATTATAACTTTAAAAGCAAACGCAAGTTTTTTAAGTACAAAGCCAAAGTAAAGTACGGCCTTGCTGCCTATCATAAATAATGTTCCAATAGCAAGTAAGAAGCCGTGCAGCGGGGCTATAACTGCTAAAAACGCCTTCATCGGTGCGGTGTTAAATAACGCAACCATTGCCTTAGCTGCAACGTTAAGCGTCTTAAAGAACGCGTTTACTCCGCCAGATTCAGTAAAAATTTCAGTCATTTTTATTAGTGTAACAAGCAGCTCTGCCATGGCAGGGCCACCTTCATTTAAGTTCTTAAAGATCTTGCCTATATCTGGGACTGCGCCTGCAAGAGTGTCCCAGAACTTCTTAGTGTTAGGGTCTCCAGCTAATTTTATAAACTCTTTTGTTAGTGGACCTAAAAACCCAAGAATTGCCTTTACGTTTATTGCCGCGTCTCTAAAGAACTCGCGCAAGGAGCCAGGGCCGTCTCCTGTGTAATCAGTGTTTGCCTTCCACTGCGCTGTTACATCTTTTAGATAGTCAAGAAGTATTTGACCGCCGCTACCTGGACCGGTGTTTGCCTTAACTAGATTTCCAATAAATCCAAACGTATTGCCGAATATTTCTCCAAGCTGAGCTGCAACATCGCCAGCGGTCTTAAAGAATGCTTGAAGACTTCCGTCTGCTTCCTTTGTGCTGAGCATCTTATCCCAGCCGGCAGTAGTCTTTTCTATCCAGCCAAAGAAGCGCTTAGTAAGAGGCTCGGCGGCTGTAAGAATAGAGAGTAAAGAGCCCCACAAGCTACCAATGCTTTTTCCAAGACTTTCAATAACTCCGCCAGATGTTTCAAATACCTTAGAAAGTTTTGCAAGATTTTCTGAATTTACAATAGCGTCTGAGACAGACTTAGAAGCGGTGCCCATGGCTTTTCCAACAAGGTTAAGCCCGGTCTTAAACGTTGGGAATGCCTTGTCAACGATCTGTTGAATAGACGTCTGTAATAGCGGCAAGAAGCCAGATGCAGCTGCTTCTTTTAAAGAATCTAGTTGAGGCTTTAGACTTGATAAGAACTTAGCAAATACCTTCTGTGATGCGGTAAGTCCCGCAAGAGGGTCTGCTCCCGCGGCAGACTTTGCAGCACTCTCTCTCGCGTCAATAATAGCTTGAAGTGCGTCGCGCTCAGCCTTAGCCTTGCCGTCAACCGCATCCATATAATTTTCTTCAGCGCCTGTAAGATTCTCTGTTGCAGATATGACAGCGTTAGTTCCAGCAACACCTTCTGTTGCAAGACGATCTTGCTCTACCTGTAGATCTTTATTTCTATCCATTGCCATACGAAGATTTAGATCAGCTTCTTCGTATGCGAGCTCAGCTTCTCGACGCGCGCGAGAGTTAGGTGGTAAGTCTTGAACGCGTGCTAAGGTTTCACGCGCAGCCTCAAGTTCTAACGCGGCTTTCTTCTCAGCAATCGCAGCATCTTCAGCATCAAAACCAAGTTGCTGAATTTCTTCAGCGCCTTCTTTAAGCGCCTTATTGAATGCGATCTGCGCCTTAGTTAGCTCAAGCTTAGACTTAAGTAATTTCTTATCCGCGGCTGCTAGATTTTCTGCGTTTCTTTGCGCGATCTTGGCAAGTTCTTTTGATAAGTCTTTTCCACCGCCACCGCCACCTGCTGTTTTTTGCTTATTTAACTTCCCAACTGCGGCGCCAATTCCAGACAATGCCAGTTTGGCAGCGATACCTCCGGCTACAAGCGCAGCTAGACCTCCGCCAAGTGCAGCTAAAGCCGGAGTTGCAGAAAGAACCGCACCACCTAAGGAGACAACACCAACAACAAGAGAGCTCAGAGACGAACCTAGAACTCCAATAGCAGTTCCTACAGAGTATCCTACTCTTTGAAGAGAGTTAAAAGCCTTGCCAACTTTTTCCGCTTCGCGCCCTAATTGCTTAAAAGTCTTAGAGTCTTTAGCAAAAAAGTCGCCTATGCTTCCGCGCCCAGCGCCTTTCTTCATCGAACGCGAAAGTCTTCTTCCAGCGTCTTCGCCAATCTTGTCAACGCCTTTTACAGAGTCTTTAAGTTGCTTGTCAAAGCCAGTACTGACCGTGCGGACAATGATAATTGCCTCGCCTACTATTGCCATGATGTCACCTCCTTCCTCGTGTTAACGTTTATTTACTAGTGACCCATTGGTTCGTCAAGTAGCTTTCCAAATGGTTTTGAAGAAGCAGCATTAACGGGTGTTGCGTTTATAAATGGCTTTACCGGTTGTCTTACTGGGTTGAAAGGCACTATAGCTTCTTCTTTTGATTCTTCAGGGGCGTCGTACTCCGCACTGTTGTAGTCTGGATGTGACGCGCCTGTAGTATCTACAGAGTACTTGTACTCAAAGCCATAAAGATCTCTATAGATAGAAACTCTAGCCTTAGAGCGAGCCTCGGCTTGCTCTGCGGTGCTAGCGCTGAGGTCGTCTTCAAAAAGGTAGTGAAGGACGTCAACCATGTCATTAGCTGGCATGGTCCTAAGATCTAAACCGTTCATCAGTGCCCTTCCGTTAACATATGGCCAGAGATCAACTCCCCAGTCTAGGAGATTTCTGGCTGCTCTAAAGGGCGTTCGGTGTACTCCTCGATGAGCCAGCCCGTGATTTCAGCCAAGGCGTCGACAGTTACGATCTTGTCCTTGTGAACAAGAAGAGCTTGAAAACGCTCGTAGCTTTCATCCATTAGAACTTGTGAAAAAAACTTCTCGATCATTTCAGCGTTCTTTGCTGGGTCTTCAGAGCTTGACTCTTTAACCATGTCAAGCATGACCTTGCCTTGCACAGCCTTTACACAATGAAATTCTTCGTCGTGCAATCTGAATGATAAAGGAGCAGCATCGTTAGCTCCGCCTGAACCAAAGTCCTTATATCTAGTACTCATCTTTCTTTCCTCCGTATTATGTTAGTGTCTTTAATAAGACTTTTGTCTTATTTTTGATTATTTTACACTAAATACCAAGCTATGATCTGAATATACGCAGATTATCAGCGAGGTACTTATTTGGCTTTGTTCCTGGATGTTTTACAGATCTTGCGTACACAATTCGAGTCCCAGATGTAAATCTAAGAGCTCCGGCATTTTTAGCCATGATAACGTGTGGCTTAGTGCCTTCGTGATGAGCAAGAGCATAGCTCAACGTTGAGCCAATACGTAGTTCTTGGTAACGTGCGCCTCGCGAGTGGCGCATATGAATAGATCCAGCAAGAAACCCTGTTCTTTTTCCTACCTGAGCTCTCGCGGCCGCAACGAACTTAGTTCCTTGCGCAGAAAGCCATCGGCCAACTTCTCCAGTTGGGCTATTGAGCATATTGTCAATCGCGGGCTTATTCCAAATTACTTTTACGGCCATCTTAAGGTATCGCCATCGTTACCTGCATGGTTGTAGTTTGGAATCCGCCTTCAGCCCCGCTAACGTCAGCCGTAGCAATAATGCCAAGACCAAATTCGCCTGGTTCCCACTGATCAAGTCTGTTTAGAAGTCGCATAAAAACCCACGCATCAACCGCGGCAATCTCTGAGCCTTCTTGAATCTTTTCTCCAGTTGGAGCTCGCCCGTTTACGCCTACAACGGGTACCTCACGGGAGATACCTATAGATAGCACCGCACTACGCGGGCTGGTCGTGCGTAGAGGCTGACCTGCCTGGTCGCCTGGAGTTCCTAAATATATTTGAATGAACGATACAGCAACCTGCTCGCAGTCTACAGCCGCGGTGCCTACGGTCCAGAAACGACGGTCAGGCATAGGCACGTTGTATTCTTCAAAAACTTCAATTGTCTTTGAAAGAACTCCGTCAAGTAAATATTTTAAGCTAAGTGCATCTTCATCAACTCCAGCTATACTAGTAATAGGCATGTGCTACTCACCTAGCGAGTACGTGCGTGTAGGAGCTGTTCCAAGACGTAGAACTAAGTTACCTGAGGCAATATAGACTGTTTCTGTTCCGCGTGTAGCGTATAGATCCCACGTTCCAGGATCTAAGAACCCCGCGTAGGCGTACGCGTCTTTGTACGAGACTGTTAAGGTCAACGTGTCGCGTGACTCGTTGGTTACAACAGCCGTGCCTGTGTCAGCCCCGTACACAACGTCGGATGCAACCTTGGCGTATCTAAACTGCGTCGTAGTTGGGACGTCTGAGATGTAGTAAGCGCCGTTAAACGTAGCATTTATGCCGGAGATAGTAACTAGATCACCTTCAGAGAAACCGTGCGCGGCAGAAGTAGTTAAGGTCACAATGTTATCTGTAAGCTGTTTGTGTGAAATACTCTTAGTGATGTCTGTATAGATAGAGTTTACAGAAACCGCACCAGAGCCGATTTCCTTACTCTTTGTGCCAGAGTAATTAGATATCTTAAGTGAAGGTATCCATGTAGGGTCAAGCACTAGAAAATCTGCGTTGATGTAATCAATGTTTACGTCGACCGTTCCGCCGTTGCTGCCCGTGATAAACATATCAAGAGCAGTTGCAGGTAGCGCGTATGGTTTTGCTACATGGCGTCGAGCACGTGGAAGGTCTGGTGAAAATACCTTTGCCTTTGTGCGAGCCTTATCTGGGTTTGAAGACTTTAAGAATAGGTCTACGATGTATAGACCTGTTCGCATATCGTCAATAAAGTCTTGGTTGTCAAGGATTGTGTATGAGACGCCTTGGCGGGCAACAGACGTAATACGTGAAGGTAGCGCGCAATCGTCAGAGCCACTCCATAGCTTAATAAACTCTGTTGCAAGAATTCGAGCAGCTGCTACACCAGTTGCAGGTGGCATTGAGCCATAGGTATATGTTACTTCAATATTGCAAGGTGCCCAGGCAACTCCCGCGCGTGCTTGAACTGTAGAATGGTCGACTAAATAATAATTAGATGGATCAATAATGTTGCCAGCTCTGTCACGAATTGCGTCTATCTTTACTACCGGTCCTCCGCGCAGACGTAGACGTGTAGAAGGCGACATACCGTCGGTTGTTAACTCCGCGTAGTCATCAAATTCATCAAGAGGAATATTGTATAAGTCTCCACCGACTAGCTCAGGAGAGTAATTACGTGAAGACGCACCTAAACGATAAGCGCGGGAAGCGCAAACATACTTTTCTGTTACAGTGGTAATCCCACCGTATTTTCTACCAGACATAGACCAAAGAAGTTGTGAAGCAACCTTAACGGCCTCATACGCGTATTCGCTATCTGCGTAGTTGTCAAGTTCTTCTACCGAAATCCAAAGATTTGACACTTAACCGTCCTGTCTAGTCGTCGTTGATACCTGTTGTAATAAAGGAGCGGCATGCCTGTGTCTATTCTTACACATTGGCATGCCGCTCACTTCTTTGTATTAAGAGGTTGGATCCTCTGAAGACGCAATAATGAAGTCAACGTCATTGTCCTCATTGAAGTCTTGTGATCCAGGAACGTTATAAGCTGTAGTTGAACCCTGTGAAGTGAAGTCTGTCACCGCACGTGAGTTAGTAGGTACTAAAGCTGTTCCAGTATCTGCACCAGAAGTGATTGTTCCGCTTGTTGTTGTTGTATATGTGAAGGTTGTTGTTGTTGGTACAGCTGTGATTGTGTATGTACCGTGCAAGGCAGAGTTTCCGTTTGTACCAGCGATTGTTACTGTGTCACCAACTGCAAAGGTATGAGCCGTTGAGGTAGTGATTGTAGCAGTTGTACCAGTACGCTGTGAGTTAGAGATTGTCTTTGAGATCTCGCCGTGCCATGTGTAGAAGCCCTTGCGTCCTGTAGGAGCCCAAGAGTTACGAGCGTATGAGTATGGGCGCTCTGTTGCAACTGGGAACTCCCAGCGCTCATCAAGACCTGTACCGAAGTTTACGTTGCCAAGACCGTAGCCTTGGAATGTGTTTGCAAGCAAACCGTTTTCAATAACACGGTCGCCTGAAAGGCGAAGCTTGCAATAAGGGAATACCCAGTGGAAGTAAGGAAGCGTTGAAGCCTTCTTGCCTTCAATAATTGCGTGAGACCATGTCTCAATCGCAACGCCGTAGCCTGCAGGATCATCACCAGTTGCTGGAGAAGACCAACCGATTGACTTACGGTTTGCTGCTGCGTATGTTCCAAGGTTCTTACGTAGCAAAAGACCACCGGACATTAGCTGTGTTAGCTCTGGGTCTGGCTCTGCGATTGCAATTTCCATTGAAATACGCTTTAAAGTATCTGGTGCTTTGTAGGTAACGTGAACTGTTCCGTCCGCGCCCTTTTCTGTGATTTCATCGCCTTCTTCGTACTCAGGCGTAAACGACAAGCGCATGAAGCCTGAGGTTGTGTAGCTATCGCCTTCTGTATTCAGGAGATTACCAGATGCGTCAAGACGAGTTACTCGAATCGACACACCTTGAATACTCGCGGCGTATTCTTGAGTTGCCATTGTTTATATTTCTCCTTATTATTTAGAAGCGGCTGCTAATACGTATATTTTACGCGGTTAGATCAACCCTGACTGCTGCGTGTACAGACGAGTCAAAGTATACTGCTACAGGGCGAATTGCCTTAAGACGCATGTTGTTGGCGTTACCTGATACGTCGTAGCCCTGCGCTAGACTATCATTAACAACGTCAATATCGCCAAGAATGACTCTAACGTCGCCTGTGGCGTACATCCATTTATTTGTTGCACTAGGTGTCTCTGTGGAGTCAGCCGCGTCGGTCGGGCCTGCTCCTGAGTAACCAGAACCGATTACTACCGGAGTTCCACCAACAGTTCTAAGGAAAGTGTCACCGCTGTCGGCTGAAGGGTAGATCAAGCTCGAGCTTGCAACTAGTGCAGCAACGTCGCGGGTCATGTGAATAACTCCCTGGATACCGCAAGCTGAAGATTCTCCAATTGACTGCTCAAGAAGCGCGAGCGCGCGACGAGCTGATAACGCTGTACCTGAGTTAAGTATTGCAGCCGCAGGATCTACTAGTGCTCGATTTGCATGGCTAGCGCCAATGCGAACTGCACCGTCCCACAGCTCTGTTTCAAGAGCTTTTTGCGTAATACATTCTATCTGACGTTTAAGTCTTGCAATATGGTCTATACCAAGTAGACCTAGTGTCGAGCGATAGTCCTCAACTTCGACAAAAAATGGTTTAACTTCTAGGTAGCGAGCTGGTGTTGCGTTGCTTACAAGTGTATACGATGTTGTGTCTGTATCATCCCAGTTTTTAGCAGAGTATACTCCGCTGTCCCAGTACTGAGAGAAGCCGCGTACCCACTGGTCTTCGTCTATATTAGTAGTAGGTTTGACGCAGTCAAGTAGGCCAAAGCTAGCGCCCATAACCATAGGTGCTTCAAATACTCCCGTAAAGGCCATCTTTAATCTACTTCCTAACTTAAAAGTTTGTTTTACGTTTACTTACTTCGTATCGGGAGCGCCCATTGCTGAGCGCTCCCTCCACGACTGATCGAATTTTAGTATTCGACTGTTGCCGCTGTTGCGCCACCAAGTAGGTCGCGTAGAGCAGAAGCTGTACCATTTACGTTGATTGTTGATGTCACCTTAAGTGATTCAATACCAACCTTGGCAACGTTTTCGAAGGTTTCAACGAACATCTTGTAGTCGTTTGTGCCAACGAGTGTAGAGTCACGGATAATTCCGAGATCCATTGTGCCACCGTCTAGGAACAAGAATGTTCCTTCAGAGAACATGTACCAGACGAATGTGTCTGGGAACTCGTTCATTGCGCCAGCATCTTGAGCAGCAAATGCTGCAGAGCCACCAGCGACATCAAGAGCGTAAGTTACGTTGATACCGCGTGATGCGATGTAGCCTTCGATCTCTGCGTATGCATTGAGAGTTGAATCTCCAGGCATTGATAGAGTTAGGTCGGCAGCCATTGCGTCCTTGATCCACGCTGGAAGGATTACGCGAAGTGGCGCATCTGCTTCTAGGCGGTGACGTGAACGGTAAGCTGTTGCAGCGCGGCCAAGCTGGACTAGGAAGTCACGAGCAAGACCAACAACAGATGTTGATGTAACAGCTGTTGATGCTGTGCCGATCTTTGTTAGAAGGTTGCCTTCAGCTTCGCGTGCGTGCTGGATTAGACCAAGCTCGTTGTGACGAGCGATCAATTCAGGATATGCACGAGTTAGAAGGTTACCAAACTGTAGCTGTAGTGTTACAGCGTCAGTTGAGACTGTTGTCTCAGATGCTGCTGCTACAGTTAAGCTTAGCTTAGCTGCTGGTGATGGTGTTTCTGCTGAATCGTTTGCAGCAGTCCAGATGCCCACAGCGCCGCTGTAGTCTGCTAGAACTGGTGGAACGATGTAGCGGATACCGCCACGATCTGCTTGGAAGCGAGGTAGTGAATCACGGATTGGGCGTACTGCTGTGCCAAGACCGAAGATGTCATACTTAACTTCGAATGGAGCCTGGTGTCCACCAGACGCAACAAGTGCTTCTGGGCCGGTTACTGCTTGGATCTTGTTCCAGTTAGATTCTGCATCTGTTGTAAGAGTGCGAGCCTCTGGGAAACTAGTGGTGACAGAAGCAACGATGTGTTGTTCTCCATCTCCACCATTTACACGACGAAGTGTATGAATGCGCTTTGCCATTGCTTCTGCAACGCCATTCATGTCGTCGATTGTGCTTCCGGCTGTGTAACCAGGGATGTCAGCGCCAGCAGTGATTGCCACTGTAGCAGCTGCAGCCTGAGTTACTGGGCGACGGTCAGCTGGAGCTTCAAAAGCTCCGTCTTGAGTTGCGGCGGCGGTCACTGGTGCCTCCTGATCTTCCTGCGCTTCTTGCGCATCTGTTGGGGTTGGTTCTGTTGCAATTTCTTCTTCTGCGCCTTCAGCAGATGCGACGACTGTCTCAACTGCTTCTGTTGCAGGTACTTCTTCAACAGAAAGTTCAGCTGCAGGTTCTGCAACTACCTCTGTTGTTACTTCTGTTACTGCTTCTGCAGTATCGTTTGAAAGCTCAGATGCTTCTTCAACTGTGTTTGACGCTTCTGTCATAGGGTTTGCCTTTTCCTTTTTCTTGTCCTCGTCGTCTTCAGCAGGCATTTCTTTAGCTTCTTCTTCAGGAGCTTCTTCTGCTGGAGCCATTGGTTCTTCGTCAGCTGGTGCCATATCGGCAGCAGCTTCTTTCTTAGGATCAGCTTCTTCAGCAACAATTTCTATTACTTCTTCAGCTGGGGCTTCACCGTCTTCAGGCATTGCAACATCCTCGCCTTTAACGCGCATAGTGGCTTCTGCAGCACGAGCGGTTAGCTCCTGTGCGTTTGCCTCGCGTTGCTTAATTTCACCGCGAACGGTGTCAAGCATATCGGCTAGGGCTGTCATGGCGTCTACTGTTTGTGGAGTAGGATCTTCCTTTTCAACCGTCTCGAACTCGCTAACGATAGTGCTTTGCAACTCAACGACTTGTTCGTCGCTAAGCTCGCTAAGCGTATCTAGCATTCCTTTAATACGGTCCACTCTGTCCCTCCTTCGGGCCAGTCATGATGAACAAGATTAGTTAGTTCATCTCGCTTATCAGTCCAAGGCCGAGGGACTCTTGACGCTATTTGCGTAGAGGCACTCCACCTGAATTGAATAATACATTATTTTTACTATTATTATTAAGTTAATAGTCGAAGAAGTTTACTTAACTCAGAAGAAATCTCTTGTTGAGTATAGTAGTCTCCCCCGGACATAAACGACCTTAAACCGCTAGTCGCTTCTTGAGCGTCCTTCTTGCCTATCTTATCTTCCACCCTAGAAAGCATGTCATCTAGAAGGGACTTTAAAGCTGGAGGTAGATCACTATAGCGTACCTTCTCCGTATCGCTTCCAAAATCAAAAGGAAGATTGGCAATTACCTTGCCAAGTTCTCTTGATGAAGAGCGAATATTCTCTAGCGCGTCTTTGTTGAGAGATCCCGCATCAAGTCTATCAATAATCGAAATAAGTTCCGTTCCCGCCTTAGCAGCTCCCACATAGTTTCCAGTGTTGTCAAAGCCTTCTGCTTCCTGTAGTTTATCCATTACTCCTTGAGAACCAGACGTGCCTAGATTACTCTTAATGCGCGCTAAAACATCGCGGAATTTGCCTTTTTCATCACGCGGTTGATTGCCAGGGGTATAAATACCCTTGTTTTCTGAATCAACCGCTAATGCTTTTCCCAAGTCACCGTCAACTTTGGTTGAAAATTCGGTAATTCGTGCGCGTAGATCGTTTAGGTCTTCATCTGCAATATTACTAGACATGCTCTTCCAGTTTTCTGGGATTAGATCCGGGCGATCAAACTTACGAGCCATCTTTTTAATGTGGCGACGAACGGCAGCTTTGTTGCCAGGCTTAGCACGACCATACGCTTGAATTGAGTCCTTTAGGGAATCAAGGTTTGTAATAGGGAAAGAACCGTCTGGAAGAGCCTTTCCTTCCTGGGCTAGCTTCTGACGCTTTTCACGAGAGATGTAGCCAAACTGGTCATCGTAGCGAGGCTCGCCATGGATTCGGAAGTACAGGTCGTCCGCTTGCGCTGAAAGTTGTGCAGCCTTTTCCTCGCGTACTTCTTCAAAGCGAGACTTTGCTGCATTAGCTTTTACTGAAAGTTGGTCGTATTCTAACTGCTCAAGTTTGTCTATACGAGCATTCAATTCTGCGACAGGATCTGACTTCATGCGTGCAAGTACCTGGGCACCTGCCGCAACTAGTGCCAT